CACGGAACTTTATTTCTCTCATATTAATTAACCTCTATGTTGACCATAATGTTGTACTGTTGTTGGGAATGCATCAGGCCATTCTGATCCTGACCACACGATTTCACAGAACTGTCGTTCGGCGCCCATCCACACATCAACATGGTCAGCGAACAACGACGATATTTCAATTTGAATACGACGGTTAGCGATGCGACTAAGCTCACGAAGCGCAGCACAACTTTCACCATCATTAACTGCGACGAACTGGTTCAACTTTTCGTTCAACTTCAACTTCACATTAACCGCACCAAGTTTACCCGGCACACGAACAATCAAACACGTTGGGTGTGTCATCAGCGTTACTCCAAGTTAATTGGCACCGGACTTGATGCCATGGGTTTAATGTATACCTTAGTGACGGTGGTGTCAATCAGTTTGATTCATTAACCACGAAAAAGCGGATTCTTTTACAACAGCAGGTGCATTCATTGCCGCTGGTTCACGTTGTTGGATGCCACTTGATACGATGTCGAACATGCACGACTCATCAGAACCCTTTTCAATTTCGATGATGGCGTGACGGATAACCGAACGGCGTAACTTGGTCATGGTGGAATAAATGCGGTTAACCTGACCAGTTGCAACACCCGCTTGTTCAGCGATACCGTCGCGAGTGATTGAGTTGTAACCCGTCGCACGTGCAATTTCGATGGCTGCGATAAGGATTTGTTCAGCACGCACATCGTGCGTAAGGCGTTGACGTTGTTTCATAGTGTTCCCTTAATAATAAATTTTGACTACACGGTCATACTATCCGTTAGCGACTCACTCGTCAATAACAATCGACGCCCATTACCCGCATCATAACCAACCGCGTCACCCGCTGACCACATCGGTTCACCTAGCCACACCGATGGGTCACTGTCACACTCGAACGATTCCACAACGGGTGTGATACTGGTGTTGTTGTATACGGTCAACCACCATCGGGTCATAACGTACCAACCCCATTTGCAAATGACGCATCACCACCCATGGACAGAACCCACATGAGATACCGTAGTTGTGCTACTTCACGATCAGTACCTCGCCACTTCCAATCACCCGCCTTAACTTCACGGGCGACGAATTGACCTACATGTGAACCAACCATGGATTGTGTGATCAACAACTTTCGGATGCCAATCAAATCGGATGACTTGAACCGAGTGTTAACCGATTTCGATTCGTTATCTAGACCGTATCGTATCAGCCGTCCACGTTCGTCTTTACATGCCCCCACGTTATTACGCGACAGTTTCACCCCGTTGAGTGATGCTTCAAGGCGCACATTATTTTGGACAGCAGCTTCACTTTGTCCAGATATAGACACGGATAACTCTGGCACCGTCACCATATCAATCAAGTCAGCGAGTGCCGCTTGCGACACCCCATGCTTCACCGCCCACTGTGTTAGTTCGTTCATAATATCCCCGCAACATGTAACATTAATCGAATACCAACCCACTGGATACACGGCACAGCCTTACTGTTACCGATGGCTTTATACCGTGGCCCATCACAAGCAGGTTTCCCACGGTGTGGTACATCAGTGTGACCATCTGGGAACCCTTGTTGTCTCTCATTTTCTAACGGCATTAAATGACTGGGCCTGCCGTCTTTATCAACAATATAAGTTTCTCTATCATCGAGAGAGCCCGCCCCTCTGGCTGTAAGACAAACAGACACGGGCGTTTCTCTTGCCGGTATACCATCCCTGCGCACGCCTTCGGACTCAAATAATACTTTGGTGGGATCGAATCCTTCTCGAGCACTTGCGACAACAAACACACGCTTGCGTCGTTGGGCCAAGCCGAAATATTGGGCATCGATGACCCTCCACGCGACTGCTCTTTGGGGTCCAAACACACAACCAGCGTTTGTCCATCGTTTCCCTGACGGCTGCAATTCACACCCCGATCCACTGAGTTCTCCCAAGAAACACCCGAAAGCGTTGTCTTTGGTACTGAGGACACCTGGGACGTTTTCCCACACACAAATGGCTGGTTCATCTCGTTGCTCGTCGATTGCATTTAATAAATCCACATACGTTAATGTTAATTGACCACGGTCATCATCAAGTGACCCACGTTGACCGGCGACACTGAATGCCTGACAGGGTGTACCCCCGACCAATACTTCAGGGGCTTCAATTAACCCCATTCGTATCGCTGTCGGCAACATGGTCATATCACCCAAGTTCGGCACGTCAGGCCAATGGTGTTTCAGTACAGAACATGGGAAGGGTTCTATCTCACTGAACCAAGCCGCCGTCATCCCTAACGGCTCCCACGCTACTGATGCGGATTCAATTCCGCTACACACTGAACCGTATCTCATAATATTCCACTCGTGTTAATCATCACGCGTTCGGCGAGTGCCAACGCTTCGTCACTGTATAATGACATAGCCGTCAACCAATCACAACTGAATGTCAAATAGAAGATACGGAACAGTTCCGAATCGGTACGACCTGCTGAACGGTGACACCCAGCCCAATAGGCCATAATTTCACGCAGGCCATCTTGAGCAGACTTACGGGCATCATGTTTGATGGCGAACTTCTTGGTGTGTCCTAAGATGCCGATGGTCGGACAACCTTTCGCGACAAGCTCTGCCCGGTAATCATTAACCGCTTCGTGAGTATCACGACTAGTCTCCGCCGCTTGGCCGCGCATTGCTTCAAGTGTCGCTTGGTCGAGTTCATACAAATCCCCGTCAACAAATTCAAGTGATGTACGTTCAGCAGGTTCAGGAATAGGCGTGCCACAGAATGGACATGCTTTCATGTACCGCTCGTAGACTGCAAAACAATTTTCGTTATGGCACGTTCGAACCGGTGTTGCATCGTTATCGCTGGTGGATCGTTTCTCCCTTCTATCAAGTGACCATTCACGCGGTGCATCAGGTAACCGATGACGCTCAACATTGCCCGCATGGTCGCAGTAAATGCCGAACTTCTTACCTTCCATCAATCGCAACATACGACCAAACCGTTGTACGTATCGACCGTATGATTGGGTCGGGTACGCATCCTGTACGACTTCCAATACTGGGATGTCAGTCCCTTCATCGAACAGAGCAACGTTGATTAACACCAACAGTTCACGACGGGCGAACTTGCGAATGGCCGAACCACGGACATCATCGGGTGTATTACCGTTCAATGACTTGGCGGGTATCCCCTGGTTGATGAACTGTGCTTCCAACTTCTCAGCATCGGCCACACTCGGAACGAAAACGACTGACAACTTACCGTTGAATTTCTGCATGTACACACGAACCACGTCACCGACAACTTGCGACTTACCATCGTTGACAATCAGTGATGAATTAGACACTGCTGCCTTCACGTCATGCTCGTTGAATTCACCGGTTGCCTTACTGACCTTCACCTGCGACATGTCGATGTTGGACGGTGGCGCGAATATGCGGTATTCAGTCAAGTACCCGTCATTGATCAAGTCACGCATGGTCGGACCAACAACCATGGCGTCCATCAACCCATCGTGGTGACGACCTAAACCAGCTCCGTCTGCTCGGCACGGTGTAGCCGTCACACCCAACCCTTTGGCGTTCGGGAACATGTCCGCTGCTTTACCCCACTTGTTAGCCTTGAGAACATGATGCGCTTCATCTTGTACCCATAACGTCACAGTCGGTAACCAGCTGGCAAGCTCAACCCCACGACGGACTAATGTGTCAACACCCGCAACCGCACAACGTGCCGATGGATCAACCCAGTTCATACCTACCTCAACCATATGAAGTGATACGATAAGGCGGATCACTTTCTTTGGTCCGATGATGCGGTGACGGATACCGTTACGTGCCAATGCTAGTGATATTTGACTGACCAACTCCTGACGGTGGGCAATGGCACACACTGCACCTTCATGGTCATGTATGATTTTGGCGAACAGGACAGTTTTACCTGCGCCGGTGGGAAGGACTGCCAACACATTACGGTGACCGCACGACCATTCGGCATATATCGCCTGCTCCACATCAACCTGATACGGTCGAAGCGTAATGACATTAACAGCACGACTGACAGCCGTCGCCACCTGAGAAGCAATCATGTTCATTTAAACACCTGTTCGTACATGAACGACATCAATTCTGAGATGGATACATGAACCACTTCGACGTTTCCTTCTACCCACCCATTAACGATAATTACTTCCCATCCATGTTCACCATCCACTGCACATGGGTTTATTTTATGTACTGCAACGCATTCTTCTTGCTTACTGTCCAAATACGCCTTAATTAACTTTTCCATCATGTATCCCTTCATTACTGTTGATTTTTATTAACGCTATCATTATAGTGACGCTGTTGTCAAATTGAAATTAAGTGTTGACACGACCGTCACGAACGATTAATATCAGTCTCACATTCAACAAGGAACGAAAAACAAATGACCAGTATCAAATTAGAACTACCAGCAAACGACCCAATCGCACTAAACGCGTTCAGCAAAGCGTTTAGCATCATGGCAACCGAACACGGCCATGTATCTGCACCATCGGCAACGGTTGAAGTGTCTATGGATTCACTTAAACCTCAATACGACATTAAGCAAGATTTACCGACTGCTGAAATCAACACAACACCCGTTCAATATGAATCGTTCGTGATGAAGGGCGAACCAGAATCAACCCCTATTGAAACTGAAGTTGAACCGACACACGCTTATTACTGGGTACATGCTGAGAGTGAATCATGTGGTTACGTATCAACATGGAACGAACTCACCGCGATGACGACGGCAGACCCATTGGTCGAAGTTATTAATAAAGATGAATATGACGAGTTGGCAGCTAAGGGTTGGGATTGCGCAGGTAAAGCAGCAGTCGTCACACCACCCATCACAGTCACACCACCAGCAACGGGTGTAACGTTAGACACAGCGGGTGTAACGTTAGACACAGCGGGTTTACCTTGGGACAAACGAATCCATGCTCGCACCAAGACGGTCAACGTTGACGGTTCGTGGAAACTACAACGTAAACCACAGGCTCAACCAAGTAAGGAAGCATGGGAAGCATACATCGACGGGGTGAAAGCAGAATTGATCGCAGCGATGGGAGGTACGGTTGTTGCTGCTCCTGTGACACCACCACCTGTGGTTGCTGCGCCTGTGACACCACCACCTGTGGTTGCTGCTCCAACTGAAGCGGCTGTCGCGTTCACTGCGCCACCAGTTGTCGAAGCGCCTGTGGTGGCTGCCCCAAAGCCGATTGTAGAGACTGTGACGGCTCCGGTTTCTTCTACCAGCTCGACGACTGCCCCTGTCACTGCACACACGTTCGCTGAGTTGATGAAGTTGGTGACGAGTAACAACACGAAAATCACCGTACCGCAAGTGACAGAGATTTGTCAGATACACGGGATTCAGGCGTTACCATTGTTAGCGTCTGCACGTCCTGACATGATCCCAACCATTTATGCTGAAGTGGAGAGTGTGATCAATGGCTAAAACCACACCGTCAAACGCTGGTGTGTGGATGAATTGTAACGGGTCTGTGATGATGCAGACCCTGTTCCCTTCACTACCAGGCGAGAGAAGTGAATCAGCGGAAGAAGGCAAAGCGTTCCATGCTGTCGCGGCTCATATCATTAGCACATTCGTGACACCGAACACTGACACACCGTTGTCATCTGATTTGGTCGGCACATTGTCCGAAAATGGCGTGTTGATCACTGACGAAATGTATCAGGCAGCGGTGGATTACACGACTGATGTGTTCAAATATGCCAACCGTCACGGATGTATGCGTGATGTCAAAATCGAGCAACACGTATCACTCGATATGATTTATCCAGGTATGTACGGTTACATTGACGCTCACGTATACAACCCACTCGCACTTGAATTGGTCGTATGGGAAGCAAAGTACGGTCACGGTATTGTTGATGCGTTCGAGAATTGGCAGCTGTTATGTTATGTCGAAGGACTGCTCGAACATTACCGTATCGACGGTGTAACCGACCAAATGTTGACGGTTCGTATGCGAGTGGTTCAGCCTCGTGCGTATCATAGCGATGGTCCGTGTCGTGAGTGGTCATGTAAAGCGTCTGAATTACGCGGATACATGAACAAGTTGAAGACGAACGCCGAACTGTCCAACGATGCAGACGCGAAGTGCAAAAGTGGTTTGTGGTGTAAGAACTGTTCGGGCCGTATCGGGTGTGAAACGCTACAACGTAACGTGTATTCAGCGATTGATTACAGTGGTGCGGCAACCAGTGTCACACCACTGACCGGCCATAGCCTATCGACTGAGCTGTCCATCTTACGTCGGGCCAGTAAGTTGATTGAAGCACGGTTAACAGGCCTTGAAGAACAGGCGTTGGGTGAAATTAAATCCGGTACGTTATTACCTGGCTTCGCAGCGAAACAGGGTTACGGTCGTAAACGTTGGCAACGTGACATCAGTCAAGATGAAGTGATCATGATGGGTGATTTAATGGGTGTTGACCTGCGTAAACCCCGTGAATTAGATACACCCGCGAAATGTTTAAATAAAGGTGTTGACGAGTCCGTCATCGAAATGTATAGTGAAACTCCAATGACGGCATTGAAGCTCGTAACCGACAACGGTACGAAAGCCCGTCAAGTGTTTAAATCTAAATAAATAAATGGAGCAACAAATTATGTCTACAGAAATCCTTACCCCAGTTGGTCGTTTAGTATCTGGTCACCCAATGGAGCAGAACGCTAAGACGGACAACCAGAAACAACCGAAATTCTTTGCTGATGGTCAGCCAATGATGGAAACATATGTTGGTGTTGCAATTCCTAAAACGGGTGAAGCGGATTGGAAGCATACACCATGGGGTCAACAGCTTGTTGCTGAAGCGACAGCAGCATGGCCGCGCGGTGAACATGGTGCACCATCGTTCGCATGGAAAATCATTGATGGTGACTCAGCTGTTCCGAACAAGAAAGGTACGCCACCTAATTCACGTGAAGGTTTCCCAGGTCATTGGGTAATCGGTGGTTCGACAATGCTTCATGTTAAATGTTTCCACGCTGGTATGTACGAAGCACACCAAGTGATCCAGAATAAAGGTGAAATCAAACGTGGTGATTACTGTCGTCTACTTATCGAAACTAAAGGTAACGGTTCAACTGACTCACCAGGTATGTACGTCAACCCAACGTTGTTTGAGCTGACACGTGCTGGTATTGAAATCATCCCAGTCGGTAATGGTCCAAGTGCAGCCGAAGCGTTCGGTGGCTCAGTAGGTCAATTACCACAAGGTGCACTCATTGATACAGCGGTCGCTCAACCAGCGGTCGCTCAACCAGCGGCAGCAACACCACCAGTTGTACCGGCGCATGACTTGGTTCAACCAGGTATGGTTACTCCACCGCCAGCTGTACCACCGGTTGCGACACCTCCACCGGTTGCACCTGTAGACCCACAGTATTCGTACAATGGTGTGACATATGCTAAGTCAGCACTGTTAGCAATGCCAGGATGGTCTGAAGCAATCATCGAAGCAAACTGTACATTGGTAGGTTAATCGCCCCATTCATCCACACAGGGCGACTTTATGGTCGCCTTTTTTATAGGTACATATTTATGGATATCAAAGATATTAAATTAGGGCAAATCATCCACAGTTGGGAGCACCCATTGCGAGGTGATGCGATTAGAATTGAACTTGTCGCTTACGATTATGTAGTAGGACGTATCATCCAATCGGTGGGCGGTATGGGGATGGTTGGAAGTCCAGTTTTATTAGACGCTTCCGAAACAGAGTATGCGATAGATGGTCAAGAGAGTGACGACGTATGATCTATCTCAAACAGTGTGACCCAACGAATGGGTGTGGTAAGACTTACCCAGGTGACCTCGACCAGTGTCCCAAGTGTGGTACGCCTGAATCGTTCAGCTATCCAGCTGCCATCAACCCGCGTGACTATTGTTACGACGAAGAAACCTACCCGAACATATTCACATGTTGTTTCATTCACATCGCCACAGACACACGCTGGCGGTTCGAAATATCTGACCGTATTAATCAGATGCGAGAATTCGTTGAGTTCGTGTATGCGCTCCGTGATTGCAATGCGCGCATGGTTGGCTATAACAATGTAGGGTTCGACTACCCAGTCATGCATTACATCATGATGAACCAATGGGTGGGGGCACCTGAGATTTATACCAAGGCAATGTCAATCATCCGTGGTCAGGATAAGTTCGGTCACATGATTTGGGATAACGACCGAATCGTCGAGCAGCTGGACTTGTACAAGATTTGCCACTTTGACAACGCAGCACGTGCGACGAGTCTGAAGTCACTAGAGTTCGCCATGCGCATGGATAGCGTGGAAGACTTACCCTTTGAGGTTGGGCTGACGCTTGATGACGAACAGAAAGAAGTACTTCATACGTACAACGCACACGATGTGGTATCGACCTGTATGTTCTATGCTCGATGTCTAGACCAAATAGCATTCCGTGAAACGCTCACCAAGAAACACAACCGTAACTTCATGAATCATAACGACGCTAAAATTGGTGCCGAAATATTTATCATGAAACTCGAAGAATCGGGAATCGAATGTTATGAGAAAGTCAAAGGTCGTCGTCAACCTCGTCAAACATTCCGACCATCCATTGATTTGAATCAAGTTGTCGCACCGTGGATTGAGTTCGAACAACCTGAGTTCCAGCGCATCCTGAATTGGTTCAAAGCACAGACCATCACCGAAACCAAAGGTGTGTTCAAAGATGTGAACTGTTCGGTTGACGGTCTTCAATTTGATTTCGGTACGGGTGGCATCCATGCCTGTGTCAATGGTCGGATATTTGAAGCAAAAGAAAACCAAGTTATCCAGCTCCGTGACGTGGTGAGTTATTATCCAAACCTAGCCATCAAGAACCGATACCACCCGGAACATATGGGTGATGGGTTCTGTAATATTTACGAGGACTTATTCAACCAGCGTCGTTCGTATCCGAAAGGTACACCAGAGAACGCAGCATTAAAACTGAGCCTGAATGGTACGTACGGTAATTCGAACAACGTGTACAGTCCGTTCTACGATCCATTCTTCACCATGCAAATCACAATCAATGGTCAGTTGCAGTTGTGCTTGTTGGCCGAAAAATTGATGAAGGCACCCTCACTAGAAATGATCCAGTTGAATACGGATGGTGTGGCGTTCATTTGTGACAAGGTAGACTTACCATATGTCGATGCGGTGTGCGCATGGTGGGAGCAAGTCACATGTCTTGAACTTGAAACCGATGATGTGTCTCGGTTCTTCTCGCGCGATGTAAACAACTACATCATGGAACATACCAACGGCAAGATTAAACGTAAAGGGGCGTATGTATCGGCGGTCAACTGGCATCAAGACCCATCAGCATTGGTCGTTCCGAAAGCAGCTGAAGCGGCGTTGGTTCACGGGGTTGATATTCGTACGTTTATTGAGAACCACGACGATGACTTCGACTTCATGATCCGCGCCAAGGTGCCACGCTCGAACAACCTGGTGATGCGTTATGCTGAATGGGATGTCGAAATCAAGCTACCCAATATCGCACGGTATTATATCTCGAACACAGGCGGCTCACTCGTCAAGATAGCACCACCAACAGGCGTGGCGGGCACATGGAAACGTAAACCCCGTGTGCCTGATGCTGAGTATGAGCGTGTGATAGCTGAACTAGGAGAGGTTGACTATGTGAGTGACTGGGGTCAAGAACGATATGGTATTCCGTGTGATGTCATTGGTACACCGCACGACGAACGCATTCACACGAAGAACAAGTCGAAGCACACGATACGTGAGATGGGTGTCAGCGTTGGGTGGAAATGTACCGAGTGTAATCATATTAAGAACTTCGACCGTTCGACGGTGAATTATGATTATTATGTGGCCGAAGCTGAAAAATTAGTTAAACCCCTATTGACGGCGGTGTCATAATATACGATACTAACCATATCAACTACACGGAGAGCAGTCACATGAACACATATTCAAAATTGAAAGGTCTTTTATCTGTCACCCCTAAGAATGATATCAGATACTATTTGAATGTTATTCGCGTTACATCATCGGAATTAACAACATCGAATGGTTCGTCGGCTGTAATAGTCGAACATCATACATCAGGTGTCGATAGTGAGATTTTAATATGTCGTCACGATCTTGCCACCAAATTAAAATTATTCAAAAAGAATGATGAGTTAAACATCACAGTAAACGGTGATTCCGTTTTCTTGAATGAATATAAACTTAAAACCGTCGATGGTCGTTACCCTGATATAAAGCGTGCATTAAAAAATAATTTCGACGATGGAAATAGAAATGGCAGTGATGAAATTGGTTTTGATATGACATTGATGTCAAAAATATCAACAGCAGTGAACATGATAAAAAGTGACCCAAAATTACCAGGTGCGAAGTACACATTTTACGGGGCATCGAACGGATGCAAAATTGAAACAGGAACCATCACGGCGTATGTAATGGCGTGCCGACTTTAATCATTAGGGAGCAGTCACATGACCAAAGTTAAATACACTGTCGAGCACATCGGCACCGAAACACCCCGTCCACAGATTGCACGTAACGGTGCGTTGTTGTCCATGCAAGTGGCGGTTGCAGAACTTGAGCGTTTACACGCAGCGTTGGATTACGCACACAATGCCATTCTTCACGAAATGGACAACGGTCGCACACCATCGCTCATTCGACTTGAACATGGCGGTCAGGGTATCGGTTTAATCGAAGATGCATTGTGCGGTATCGATCGTCGGTACGACATTCGACCAATGTCACACAAATGTACATGTGGTGGTGAAAATATAATCTTTACCCATGACTCTGAAGGTACGTTGGAATCGGTACATTGTGGTGACTGTAGTCTTGAATGGGATGTGAGCTAATGGACGGTATGATTATTTTAGTATCGCTTGCGCTATCGTACATCGTGGTTGATGTGTTGCATGGTCGTCGTGAAGCGAAACGTAACAGGGTGATTGTGAAGCGTATCATTGGTTATCGTGAACACTTGATGGTAAGTCACCCGAACATCCACGCTAGCCAGTTAGATTACATGACGACACAGTTTGCTTTAGCGAATGAAGTGGAAGATTGGAAAGCATTGATTGAAGAATATGGGAGTGACAACTAATGGACAGACCGACTCAGGCTTTACAGATGATTGCACGTGGTCGTTCGATTGACCAAGCGGCTGATGATATGAGTATTAGTCGGTCGTCGATTGAAAAGTTTTTGATGACAATCCGTAAACGTTTGAACGCACGAAACACAGCGAATGCGATTTACATTGCGGCTAAAGCAGGTTTGATTTGTATCGCGTGTTTCAATGTTAACTTCGCAGACGTGGACGCTCAACGTCGAAGTGTTCGACCAGCACGTCGCGACCAATATGAATCAGCATTTATAATCGAGGTAGGTGGGGGATGAGTAAGTGTACAACAGTTAGTGTGGGTGATACTGAATTATTGATACATGAAGTAGATGGTTCATTTGTAATATCAGACCAAGGCGGATGGTTACCAGGTAGTTTCGATTCACATGAGTCAGCCATAGCTGGGTTTAAGTTCTTAGAGTCCAACCAATGGAATTTGACTGATAGATTGCGTGATATCAATGATTGTAAAAAAGGGAATCGCGCCATCACTATTGGAGATATCACCGCTTAACCACTACGGCAGCAGTTTCCATATTGCTGCCAACAACCCCACCACGCCAATCACTGTCGCTATTCCGCCCGACCATTTTAATATCGTATTGTGATTCCGTTCGATGCGGGTGTCCATTTTTTCCAATCGGGTATCGGTGCGGTGTTGGTACTGGGTCAACTTCTCGTTGGTATTAATCTGTCGTTCGGTCATTGCTGCTTGTTGGACTAGCACTTCATTGACGGATTCCAATACTCGGTCCTGTCGGTCCAATCTGTCACTAACCCGATCCAGTTCTTTCTGAACGTTAATATCGCCCATTGCGTCGCCCATAATAAACCCTAATAATAACGCTAGTTTACTCATTATCGAATAGTCTAGCAAACACGACAATTGCGTATTTACTCATTTTTGAGCAATCGTATTACCTCTTCGTGTAATTTAGAGCACTCGTCGAACCTAGCGTTATTTTCACGTGTTGTAATTATTATAGATGATAGCTCACCATTTTCGTACAGAACCCTCGGTTGACACTGAACCATTAACGCCGCCGGTACATCATGTTTAATATATTCAATCACTTTACTGGGTAGTGGATTGACCGTTGTGGCCGTTGAGCAACCCAACAACATCAACGTCAAGACGCTTGCACACACTCCGTTCAACAACCTTGATGACTTCATTTGTCACGACCTCCGGCGGTCTGTTTCGTAACTGGTCAACGACGGCCAAGGCGTTATCGCGCTCGGCCTCTCGTTTCTCTACGATGTCGGTAAACTCAGACATTGACGCTGCTTGACGTTGTTGGTAATCAGCAAGCAGATCAGAACGTATTGAGTCCTGACCTGCGTTGTATGCTGTCAACCAAACCAGTGTCACCACACCAACACCAACCACCCATTTAATCCATATCATAACCGAACCTACGTTTATAGTGTCGCTCGATGTGGGGAACGTATCCACGGGTTTCAACTGCATGTCGTCCGGTGACAAGGTGTAAACATTCCATGATAGGCGCGTACTCGACAGGGTTACCACATTTGGCTTGTGACTTGATGAGATGGCCCGCGCCGGCATTGTAGCTGGCTAGGGCCAATCTGATCCTGTCATGGTCAGACCGTTTACTTTTCCACGTTCGGGTCAGTTGTCGCATGTAATACGCTTGTGCCTGAATAGCGTGTCGAGCGTCACGGGGTGAAGCGCCCGAAGGCACAACACTCGCACGTTTCATATCTTCCCACGTGCCTGGCATGAACTGAGCGAGCCCCAATGCCCCGACGGGTGATACAGCATCAGGGTTTCCCGCTGACTCCTGTTGTATCTGCGCCCAACCGACACCCCAATGATACTGGGGGAGATAGCGCCGCCATGCGGCACGTATCTGTTCGTCATATTGGGTGGCGCCGTTCGTGTGCCTAGACGCCCAACATTGAGCCGGCAAGGAAACACACACCAACAACCCAACCAGCACGATAGACTGCCAGTGCCAACGGTTCTGATTTAAGGATCGGTAATTGGTCACGTTTGAATTTCTCCCCAGTCATCAAATCAAGAATACGCAGCGAACCGAATACGGTTACGACCGCCACAAGTAAATAAATCAAATTAATATAAATCATTGTTTAGCTCCGAGTTGTACGGGTTAGCAGTGTAATAGAAGCCCTCACATCGAGGGCTTTATTGTTAAACTAATGCGTATGTTTTCCATGTTCCTGCTAAGTATATCCACCTTGGTTCAGAAGTAAAAACAACATCAGTATTAACGACCTCCTGGCCGTTTCTCCACCAAGTATCAGTTAATACTCTATCGTGTGTTAACGTTTGACACCAAGCATCATCCAACATTGTCACATCACTCGGTGAAAAGTTAGCTCTTTTAAGCGGAACACCATAAACATATAGTTTTGTTGGCTTTAGTGTCTCTATAAAAATAAACGCAGATGCAGACTCTGGTATAACACCGCCTGATATATTAAGCTCTCCGCCCTGAAGTAACATTAGGTTGGTTATATAGCCGCTAATTGATAATTCTTTAAGTGTCATACTTGCTGACTTACATGCGAATGCCGCCATTGAGCCAGCCCTGCTTATGTATTCACCACCCAAGCTTATTACATCGTTGTTATCATTTGAATCTAGTATGTACTTCTCGGCATTCAATGACCATGATGTCGTTACGTAGTTAGTAACACCACCAGCAAATTGCTTACCTGCAATTGTGAAATCACAAATAAGTGCTGTTTCAATTGTGGGGAATGATGCGCTACCACCAGTTATAGATATGGTACTCATTTCTGCGTAATAAATAGGCGTATCAATGAAGTTGCAACCAACCGCCCCCATATATGTATTGAAATTAAGTGCTACGTTCGAATACGGCGCTACGGGATAAGAACCTACATTAAATCTAGTATTTGTAAATCTTACAGATGAAAAGTTTAGTCGTGACCTAAATATTTGAACGTACACAACTGATATGTTACCCCCAGAGTAAGTGTCGCACCCCACGCTACCGCCAACCATTATGCAATCTTCGGCGAATGCGTTGCCTCCAGTCATTTTAAGTATTCCGAAATCTGCACCAGTTTGAAATGATGGAAAGTTTCTATTTCTATCAACCTTTATGTCGCAATTGTAAAGCCTTGTCTTATGGTGTTGCTTTAAGTTAACAATAGAAATAAAATTACAGTCTCTAATTGTGACTTTTTCTTTGTACACCATACCACTAGTTCCAGATGATACAGTGTCCCTCCCCGTTACAGATTCTTGTATAGAGCCCCCACCGTCGTCCTCTTCTGTCATACCCTCAAGGTAGAAGTTTTCTGTATTATAGTATTTAATATTATCTACAAAATTGGGGTCTATCGACGTTGTTGTTTTATTGTGCAGATGCCAACCCCCTAGAATTGACACATTATCAGCATTGTTTACCACGCATATTATTGTTACGTTACCCGCCGACGAGTCGTCGAAAACAAGCTCAGGCTTACCTTTGCACTGCACTACTTGATAGTCGTTGTCAATTTGAAACGCGGGCTTACCGAAAAACGCTGCGGGCTGAGCTGTTGACATCAAATAAGGACCACCGTTAGCGTCAACAGTAACTATCATTGATTGTGTTAATGCTTTTCTTACAGCTGCCGCACTGTCAAGTGTTGGGTTTTTATCTGGTGCGCCATATCCCCGTATGTCACCAAGAAGTCTATAGTTAGCATTCGATTCTGTAATAAACTCATACGTATCTATATTTGTAATTACATCATAACCTCCCAACCCATTAGATGAGATGTTTGTAATTACTTGCGCGGTTGAGTTGAAATCACCGCTCGACTTTGCAATTCTTAACTCCTCACCAGTAGACAAATTGCCAGTATCAACAAGCAACCGTGTAACACCAATCGGTACGTTTTGCAATGCTGCTGGCGTTGCTCCTAGTGGTAGTAATGACGTTGAATTGATAGGATATCTCACACCACCAGACACTTGACTATCACCAGCGTTAATCTTCTGATTGATTGCCTGTGCGATCTGTGAATTTACAGCCGTATCGGGAACACCACTTGGTGTGATGCCCGCTTCAGACATTAACGCCTGTTTCACACCTTCGAAGTCGTTACCCCAATCTTTCTGAAGCGGTGTACCGTCGTTGGCACCGGGGGTCGATTCGTCTTTGATTGAACCGTCCACATAGTTCGCGTCAGGTGGGTTGGCTCTAGCGCCGTACTTATCTGTTACTCTAATAGCCATTGTTTAAACTCCGAAAAATTGACCGAATTGTGCACGGGAATCACCCCAATTATACAAACCACCAAATTGGGTGATTGCGCTTTCTTCAACATACCCTAAGAATCTCACACCTTGTGGTTTGGGTACAATTGGGAATGTATCAAGTACGAACCGTTGGGTGGTGGTGAGTTCCGATCCGAACGACACGCTGAATGTCATGTCTTCATTATCAATCACACGTGTGTTGGGTGAATCGATGATGAAATTCAATGCGTCCACTATACCATCTAGCGTCGCGTCACTGTTATTTTTACTTATCTTAGCCTTGAGTAACAAACGGTAAATCTCGTCACTCGCTTCAGATGAACCCGCCACGGATGGTGATGAGAACTGGATATTCTGCCCACCAAACTGGGATGTTGACTCTCCCCAATCGTGGGTATCAAACACCACTTCAGATTCGTACGACCTGTCGAGTACAACAATTCGACCGATGACGTCAAGCTGTGCCCCTGATGATGAGTCGATGTCATATGAGACACTAACCATGTCAGAAGCATCACACAATTCATTACCCATGGTCTCAGTGATTTTGTACCACTGTACCGCTTTCGGTTTGGTGCGATACTGCGCATAAATTCTATCAGGATTCGTACACGTCATACGACCACCACCGTGATGTTCGCTTCAGTCCACCGTGATAGCTCGTTGAATGCGATTGGGATGTTCACCGTACCCGCTTGCAACATCAGCGATGACACATAGCTGTTACCGTACTGACCAATGACTTGGTTAATCGGTGTGTACATGCGACTGATTGGAACGTCCTCACCGATGTCAAAACCTGATTGGTTGAATCCACATTCAGCGGCCACCAACTCACTCGTCGTGTAATCAAGGATTGCTTGTGTCACTAAGTCGTCAGCGTTGGTGGGTAGTGAACCGTCACTAGTAATGCTCACAGATACAATCATGTCGACATATGATGGTCGGCTGAATGTAATGTCCTTTTTGTTCGACGGGTACTTGTTATATACATCAGGAACAACAACAGATGTACCAGCGGCGTACAGTGTCACACCTGGGTTCTTTTTAATGAAAATAGATTTCGCTACGTCTTCATCAGTCCCACCATCAACAATCGGTGCAATGCTGTGTGCTGGTAAACCCGTCACAGGTTGAACCACACCTGTATCATTCTCATAAATAACAGCACGACGTACACCTTCGGTCGCCAGTATCTCACCCAACATCGAGTCGACTTGGGCATTACCCGGACGACTCACACTGACTGCACGACGGATGCGTAACTGTGAATCTGTTTCCTCGTTCGTACCTGATGTCGCCACCGATGGGTTCGTGACAGTTTGCCATCCACCCACTGTGTCGACGATTTTAGTGATGGTGCCAATGTCAGCCTGTGTTGTACCCGAAACCACAGCGGTCGCAGCAGCCGTCACCGTACCACCTACACCGATGGTCACATTCGCGTCGATAGTCCACTGTGTTTGGTCAACGGTTGATTCGACAATCTTACCCGCGAGGATCACTGTTCCCGCCACGCCACCAAGCGTCAACGCAACATTGGACGGCGTACCATCGCTTCGGAATGTGCCGGTTAATGCCGACACAACATTGAGTTCAACACCGCGTGATTTGTTCGGGTCTTTGGAGTTGTAAGCCGCTTGTAACGACTCGTCTAGGTTTCCGAATACTTCCGCATCATGTGCGATTTTCAAACCATCTGGGGTGGATGGGTCGAGGTTCCAGTTCGGATCGATATCGAGGTACAGTTGTTTTTCTTCGTCGAAATACTGGTTCTGTGTTTTTAGAACGTACCCTTGGTCAGTTACTTCAGCCATTTAAACCACCTTTCCCACTGCGAAATCAACCTCACCATATGTCGTCAACACTTGACCTGTGACGGTATACGTACGTGTTGGTATGTCGAACTCGGTATTGAATTCAAGTATTTGTTTTACATCTGGTGTCTGTGCAATGCGTCGTTTGATGATCGCATCTTTGCTCGACAACGTACCACCCTTCCCAAGTATCTCTTGAAACCATGGTGTACCGTCGTTAATGTCACGGAAGTATTCACCGAGGAACAATGCCAAACGTGTTTTAATGGTTTGTGCCACCTCGTCACGTTCAGTTAAAAATTGCACACCACTCGTTACGATATCACCGGTGATGGGGTCTAACTTTCTTACTGTCATTGTGGGCCACCTGTATTGCTCGGTCCAGTTTGAACGCCACCATGGACGTGACCTACACCACTGATACCACCGAACGACACGTCAGTCGAACCTGTCACCTGTGGGGCACTGACTTCAACGGTTGCTGATATGGTGCCCGTGGTGGTCTGGTCACCAGCGTGGATGATGTCACCAGTCACATTCAATGTGTCGACGGTGATGTCGGCTGTACCATCGTTTTTCAACCAAATGTATTTATCACCTTCTTTATTACGAAGACGAATACCGTTGTTTTCAAAGTTACTGATGGCGTTCGGTTGTGAACGTAAACCTGGCAAGATGGCCGCATCACTGAAATCGTGGAATCGCATGATAGGATTCTGAGCTGTACCACCTGTATTCACCCACCCATCAATACAACGTTGGGAGAATATGATCAGACCTTCATCACCTGGGTCGATTTGATGTTCGACGAAATATTCAGAACCACCGAAGAACGCAACGGGGCATTCAATCAAGGGTGTGGGTTCGAACGTCTGACCATTTACATCGACACGGACAACACCAATTTGCAACTGTGCAAGCTGTGTTTCAGGGTCAAACGCGATGATGTTGCCCGGTATAGACGTGCCGACATCCTTCATCATTTCGATAAAGGAACGTTTTATTAAATTGGTTAGCGATGCTTTCTGTGTCATACCGTCAATAATAATTGAAAAAAGTATTGACACCACTGTCACGAGGATATAGAGTTAGTGGTATCAAACAAGGCGACAGGGGTGACAACCCTGTAATCAGATGAACGAGAGCCCATCCGGTGTATACGATACGGCGCGGGTGAAGAAGACTAGATGAGTATGGTAAGTCTTCACGGGTTAGCAGGTAAAACGAGGCGTCGTTCACAACACGCCTATCGTCATCAAGCTGATAAAAGTCACAGCCCTTGTTTGATACTTTATTGACATAAATATTTTAGAGAGTGGTTTTGAGATTCATGGGTACGGTTGACACGTAACGAACCGTCATAAATGTTTCGGAATTAACCGACTTGAAGGGGACGACCCATAAAGACCACTCTCTAAAGCGAATATTTTCAGTGCTGTTTTTAACGCTTTAATAACGCTTCGGGCGATTACCGCAAATAATAAAACATACCGCAGCAACTTGCGTCACAGCCGTTAGCATCACGTCACGATGCACCATACATTTATTCACCGTCGCCGGGCGATTCGCTACCGTCGGTATAAGGGGGTGGTCCAAGGGAGAGTCCTGCCAAAAAGTGGGCGAGAACCGTAACGTCGTGAGATGTATCACAGTTCTCTTAACATCAGTTCAATAACCGGTGCGATGGTGTAAGTCTGATATCGACAAGTTGAGTGTGTGCACACAACCGGCTCGAACATATCAACCTAGCATTTTCAACGAAAACCTGTGATTAATTTGCAATGACATTACAGCTCTATCGTTGATAGGTCATCATTGGGATGTCGCACCGGTTATTGAATTCATGAAGTATCAAGCGCGGATAGTTTGGGCACTGGCTATCTTTATAATGCGCCGTAAAAGCCGGAACATGTTGCCTCAATTTAAGTTTCCGTTCGACACATGCGGTGATGGTTAACGGTTAGTCAGATGGTCCTCCATCCATCGAGTTGCTTGCCACAGCAGCGAATATAATCACACTTCGACGCCAAATACATAGTGGTTATAAGACGCCCTAACTTGAAATGTGTAAGCCGATGTCATGTTGCAACTCATATTGGTAGCCCCGCCAATGGCGACAAAGGGGTTTCATTCTATCGAATACTCGTAATTGATGACGTCCACGTATCACCCCAACTGTCCCCCGTATGCCTCAACCTGAATATTCTGTAAATACCTTTCCCTGCGTTACCAGGTACATCCTGAAAATAAATGTTGCTGAAGTTGAAGGTGGCAAGGTCGGTTTGTACGTCAATCTGTCCACCTATACGCAGCTTCGGTGAGAGTCGAACACTTACATCACAACCGTTTTCCGTTATCTCTGGTATACCTTCCATTCCACTGAACTGCGATACGAGATATGGTGTGCCGCGACGATACGAATTGTCAGCCACAACAATCACTCGTTCGTTCTCAATCATGTATTTGAATTTATGTGATACGGACAAGTTATCGAGATACACACGCGGATCACCCGTTAGCACCTGACCACGTGGAAACGGTGGTACATCGGCGAAGTCCTCGTCACGGATCACAATTGGATAGCCCATTGCTGATACACACGCTCTGATGATATCAACCAGTCGAGCATCTTTACCCAACGTTTGATTGACTGTCGCTGTCTTGGGTTGCGAACCACCGCGGGCAATAATGCGGGTGATGGTGTCAGGTCCGCTTCGTTCCTTGAATACATTCTGAATCGCGCCACGGAATATGAAGTCAATCGTTTCCTCGTATCCGGCACGTAACCCCAGTATCGTTCCTTTCTTGAATGCTTTGTTCGCCGTATCGATTGACAGGTTATAGATGGCAATATCGGCATACGTTGTCGCACCACCGAAATCAATCAAGATGTCGAACACCACTCTGAACTGACGACCATTGACCGGAGCAATAAACGTTTCATCATTGAGCAACACTTCAAATTGTCTATTAATCATCTTCAGACACCCACACAATCATAGTGGTGAGAGTATACGATAAACGGTTGCAATGGTGAACTGGTGTGATATAGTGACGGTGTTGTCAACTTAAATAGAAGGAATAGAATTATGAGTGTAACTGAAGAGCAGGTTGAGTTTTTCAATAATATTCTTGAATGTTCAACATGGGAACCTGGGGAGTTTCAAAAAGCTATTGATATCGCTGGTGAAATAATTAAAGAGTCACAAGATAAAATAGACCGATTAACTAACAAACTAGCATCTAAAGACAGCAATAACACAGAAGAAGCAAACTTACGGGTTAAGGAGTTGGAGGGTAAACTAGCTAAGGCTATTGAAACCGCTAAGTTCTATCAAGATGCAGCTGGTGATAAACAAACATTAAAGTTCGGATATGCTCGCGTAATACAGGAGTTGAAGTAAATAAGATACGCGCCCCTCGGGGCGCTACTCAGACACCCATACAAGCGAGTTATTCTTACCCAAGTTATCGAGCGTTGTGTTATCACCCACGAATACCAGCTTACCAATTCCTAAACGGAACGATTCAATGATGTCACAATTTGGTTCTAACATCGCACCCGATGCCAGTGTGGTGCCTTCTTGTGAAATCGCTAACGTCCATTGACCCGTTTGAAGATAGTCGAGTGTCATTTCTAGAAGGTTGTCACCCAACTGTACCGTGATGATTTGGTGGGAATTAACCGAACCGCCAACCAGTGGTATTTCTTGTCTGCTCATCCGAACACCCCGTCAACCAATGAATTAATAGAATCACCCACATCTTTCAATGCTTGCTCACCCTTGTCGATGAGTGCTGCGGCTTGTGACTGTTCAGGTGTGTCTTCGCGTAACTGATCTTGTTTGGGCTGACCAATCGTTAAGATAGTGTCGAGCGTTGGGAGTTCTTGAAGTTGTGCTTCGAATATCAAACCCCCTTCGTTCTCAGCATCCTTGATGCGACGTAAATCACTGATAACCATGTTAGACAGTTGTATATCACCCGCGTCGATGTCAACGGTTTCACCCGATACCATTAGACCCAACAGGAACAACAGTGTGTCACTGGCTCGCGTGTCATTACTACCAGCAAGGAAACCAGCAGATAAACCCGCTACGGTCGATATGACCCCACCACCGAAGTTACTCAATCCACCGGTGACGAAATCGGTCAATGCTGGACTCAATGGGTTATTACTGACCGCGCCAACCAGCGCCCAACGGAACGGTTTAATAATCCGATGGTCGGTAACACTCGCACCGGCTTCGATGGTGTATTGGGTGTATTCGACACTCGCTTCGAATGTATCTTCGAGTACAGCATCAAATTCGAATCCACCAATGGTCGGTGATTTTCGTGTGAATAATGTGACGATTGACATTTAGCCCCCTGTCGACGTGGTGATATCTTCGAGCGCTTGCTCGTTGATTTGGTCGGTGACTTTAATAATACGCTGGTCGATAACCTGACCATCCAACATCAGATTAACTTGGATCGGTCGTTGTGATTGTGGTCTAGGTGTTCCGCTGGTTTCACGTTGGGCGGGTGAACGTGACGAATCGAACAGTGATTTCGAACGTTGATCAGCTATTGCACCAGGTGTAACGCTACCATCAAAAAATGGTTCACGTTCCGTTCCCTCGAATACGCCACCACGTGACAAATCGAATCCTGTTAAATCAAATATACCCTTCGTAACTTTCGCGTCAAACTCATCATAATTCGAACCGAACGCAGCACGAAGTTGTTCGTCGGCAATGTCAGCACCCGCAACACTAACGGCTATCGCAGCACCAACGGCAGACAATCGAGCTGCCGCTGTAGCCGCCACAGCTAGACCACTGCCAATCAGCGGCACCGTTTTAGCCATGGTGGCAAGTCCGGCCAATAGCCCACCACTGGCAAGCAATGCACCTGCACCAGCAAGGGTGATAATATTCTTATCCAATGATTCGAGCGTGTCATCGATACCCATATTGATAAAGTCACGATTGACACCAATCCAATCATTCATTCCCGCTACCACATCACTGATACGTGGTAATAGCTTCACACTAATTTTATCAGCAATACCGCCAATGTTCGTACTAAGGTCTTGCGTTTCATCATTGAACCGTGCAGCTTCATCTGTCATCTGTGATGTGACTGGTCGTAACTGCTGTTCAGCGGCTACTAGCTTGCGTACCTCGTCCGTTCCATTTGACAATAGGCGAATGCTTGCCTCATCCAATCCGAGGGCACTAGCAGCATTGAGGCGTTGTTGTGAACTCATCTTGGCGAATTGGTCACCAAGTTTGATGTATGCCTCGGTGGCTGAATTAGCATTCGTGATCACACTCGGGTCAATACCAGCGACACCAGCACGACCAATGAACGACGCATCACCTGCGAGCAACCCGGCACGCAACCGTTCAATACCTTCGATTTGTGACATGAACGACTCGAGCGAACCACCTTCGTGTTGAAGGCTTCGACCGAGTGCTGCCACATCATTAGGGATGATGCCGAACGTTTTGGAGAACTTACCCAGTTCGTCGTTAGCGTTGGCAAAGTCGGAGGTCAGCGCCTTGATGCCGAACGCACCAGCCAACACTGCCCCCGCTTGAAGTGCTTTCGACTTGATGCCGTCGATACCACTCTCAATCTGTTTCTGACCTTTCTCGTCGTAATCGTACCCTATACCTACAATGAAGGATGTCAAAACGTTGGCCATCGGATATTACTCCCGTTTAAATTATTAAAATAGTATACCAGCCTATTGACACATGGGGAATGTTGGGGATATAGTGACGGTATGGTCAACATAATGAGAAGGAATAGAAAGATGGGTTGTGATATTCATTTATATAAAGAAAAGAAAGTAAATGGCGTGTGGGTAACTGCTGATGAGTTTGTCAAAGAATATAGTGATGAACCTGCAAATGTACCGTGGGAGAAACGTTACACATATAGAGATTACGATTTATTCGGGTTTCTTTGTGAAGGTGTTAGACGTAACAACCCATATGCATTCAAACCACGAGGGATTCCGTTTAATGTGTCCTTAGAAGTGAATACAATCTATAAAGTTTGGGGACCAGATAGTCATGGTTCCAGTTACTTGAACTTATCTGAGCTAAAAGAAGCGTGGTTGATGTTACAAGACACTACAGTGAAAGTATCAGGAATGAAGGATAGAGAGGGACTTAGAAAACTACAAGAATCAATCGATAGTGACGATGACACTAATTGGGATTTAATATACCCATTCTGTCAAGAGTCCAGTGATACTGTAAATAATGTTGATTTCAAGTTTGATGTTCCAGCATCATTTAAATTAAGCGAACTTGAAACGATCATTTCACTGTTCAATGATGTTGATGGTGACGACCATCGGATCGTATTTTGGTTCGACAACTAATCACATGTGACACACACTACAACGCCCCAATCACGGGGCGTTTTGCTTTGCTGCTTCCGCGGCGTCTAACATTTCCCACATCGTCACATTGAATCGTTCAACATCACAGATAGAATATGTCCCATCGTTAAGGTCTGACCATTTGCACAACGGTGGACAGACCCCTTCGATACCCACGCACGGACGCATGAAGAACCAATCGACTACTGATTCTTTTCCGCTTCCGCTGGTGGATTTTCGGTTAGACCGGCGCGGCGTTCTTCGTCCAACCAAGTAAAAAAATCACTCAGATTCACCATGATAGCTTCGGCCAACAGTGTGAAATAATCGTTCATTCCGCCTTGGAAGTTATCAACCGTGGTCAGTGAGTCACCACCTGATTGAATACATTTCCATAGTACGATGTCGGAAATCTGATCAAGGACAGGTTCCGGCGTGGACAGTAACACACCCTTCAATAACGGTACCGTAATATCTCGACCCGCCGTACCGCTGTTCAATGCGACACGTGCTGAGATTAATGTCATCAATGTTTTCTGTTTGATGGCCGGTGCCTGAAATAAGTTGTAATTGGTCCCGCTAACTACAATGATTGATGGTTGCATTAGATACCGCCCTTAGTTGCTGACCATGTGTTGAACTCGATGATGTATTGGTCATCGGTAATGGTTGAGCCACCACGACCCGTTTGGCCATCGTTGACAATCACACCTTCCGTACCGATTGAACCTTCGAGTGTGCCGATTTGAACGGTTGATAGTGTGACGGTTGCGTTCGAGTTAAACAAACCTTGCATGAACGCACTGTCCGCGCCACCTGGGTTCAAGAATAAAACAACGCGTCGACCGGGGTTGATGCGATCAAGACGAACAGCGTTACCACCTTGTCCACGGCGAAGGGTTGATTTTTGGTCAATGGGGTCGTCGGTGAACGGTGTTGCTGTTTCACCCCAGTCTGAAATGATACGACCGTTAATCGTAACTGCCCACAGGTCTGTACTGAAATTGTTAACTGCCATGTGTCACCCCTTAAAATACGTCGACATCAACGTTAACCATATGGATCGCACCTTTACGGAAGATACGAATACGAAGTGGTGCAGATTTACGCGCATCACGATCAGGATCGGACAAGTCGAGAATGTCTTCAGGTTTGGTCAAGATTTCATAACCCGCTGTGAACTTCTCAACACCATCGTCTGGATCGATGTAATTACGTGGACCGAGATAATCGTTAGCGATGTATTGTTCACAAACCGATTTAGCCGCACCAATCAACAACGACTGACCAACTGGGTCTTGGCCGACTTTGGTGGTTGCGTTGGCGATGGTGTTATACAACGTGACTTTCAAACCGTTGACGAACGCCGCCAGGTTAACCACGTCATCCATCCATTCCCCGAACGTTGAATGTGACCATGTGTTGATCACACGACCGTTATCAACCGAACCTTGCAAGTCAACCACTGAATAGAACTGACACTTTTTGGTCGCTTGGGTCATTGCACCATATGCTGAATCACTTAAATCTTCAGCAGCAACACCGGACAACTTTTTATATTCACCCGTGATGGTCGATTTGTTCGCTGAATAATTAACAGCTGCAAACCACTTGCACAAACTTATACCCGCATATGGGTCGGTAGCATGTGAGAAGGTCGACGCGAAACGATAACCTGATGTTGTCAATGTTGTCGCAATATCGGCTGTAACGTTCGGATCACGAATAGCCTCAACATTGGCAACCAACGATTGACAGTTCATGAAGTATGTTTCGTTCGAGTTATGCCAAGATGCAATATCAGGCACAGATACGGCGATGTCGTCATAAACAGGTTTAGTGAAAAACGACCAGAACCACCACAGTACGTTTCGTACTTTGTTTAATGTGTCAGTCCAGTTGAGGTCAGCGTCAGCCGTTCCCCACACTTTGATCTTACTCGTCGCAGGGATACCACCCAACCAACGATTAACCGCTTTGTACGTTTCGGTCGTTGATGGGAAGTCGATGGACAGTGCGGTTAATGTCGTATATTCACGATACGTGTCAACGAGAAAACCGACTGGTAATTCTGATTCAGGAGCGAATTGAATCGCTTCAGCGAAGTTAGCAAAACCCAACCCTGCTGGCGATATCCGCGTATTGATGTTGATGATATTATCGACATTATAGCTCATGCCGGAATTCTCCTATGATTGCAATCACTGTCATTATAAACGGTGTACCTATTGACGCTAGTGTCATGACGGTGTATAGTGGTGGTTCATTAGTTGAACGATTGGAGTGAATGAGTAATGAAACACGTAATGCTAGATATTGAAACAATGGGGAATTCATCCGAAGCGGCAATCATGTCAATTGGTGCGTGTTATTTTAATCCAGCGACGGGCGAAATCGGTGAGATATTTCACCAACAAATTAACTTACAATCGTCTGTTGATTTTGGATTGACGATGGATGTATCGACTATTTTATGGTGGATGAAACAATCCGATGAAGCTAGAAGTAAGTTTTATGATAATCACAAACAAGCACATATCACAACGGTATTGACTGCGTTCAGTGCATTTGTGAAACCGAATAGTCAAGTGTGGGGAAATGGTGCGACGTTTGATAACACCATTATGAAAAATGCATTTGAAAAGTGTGGTCTAGGTTGCCCGTGGAAATTCTGGAACGACCGAGATGTTCGAACCATGGTTGAACTCGGGTTAAGTGTGGGAATCGATCCGAAACGTGACCTACCATTCGAAGGTGTTAAACACGATGCGTTAGCTGATGCAATACACCAAGCAAAATACACGTCTATGATTTGGCAACGAGTAACCAAGTAACACACCAACAAAACTAACGCCCCATCACGGGGCGTCTGGTGAAACTATGTTACCACTCGCTAATACTTCTGCTTTCTCGTTCTGAACTTCCCACGCTACCTGTTCGATACTATTGATCACAACTGGGTCGGTCGTTTCGTACATCAAGAATATTGTAATCTGCGCCCTCGATTCAAAGTTGTTTGATTGCAACGCTGTCAAGTTATTCACTGGTCCTGTGCGATTCCATCCCAACTTATTCTTAAACAGCGTGGCGGACACGTCCGGGCGTTTGTTGGACTGTTTGAGTTTACCCGCCATGGTGCGAGTATCACCACGATAGAAATTGATACTACATTCACACATTATCTGCGCGCGCACATCCACTGTAATCGATTCTTGACCCGTCACGTTACTTCGACGAACATTCGCTTGTCCTTGTTCAGTAATCACCTGTTGAGGCTGCACGGCTGCATATGGCCCACTTGGGGCGGGTGCGTTCGGATTAGCGAGTATTACTTCAGGTACTCCCGTCACGGTCAGTATGATCGGACGCATGATATCGAACAGCTCATCGTTGGTCATTACGAATCATCCTTACGGCTCACAATAGCTTTACAGTAATTGCGCCACGGTCGATTATCCAACATGACACATTTGAACGCACCATCCACGGTGGCGAATTCCCATGTATCGGCTTCAGCGATAGAATATAAATCACCGTCGTTCACGTAAATCTTCCGCATGTCACCGATACGTTCCGCGCCAACTTGTAACGCTTGTATTTCTTTGTTGTTTAACGGCTGCAAGTTGATCTTGTGTGGGCTGATGGTGATTGTACCTTCTACCCATCGGCCATCAACATACCCGCCGCCACTTTTACTTGTTCGATTTGCTGCCACCGATTGAAATGTATCGTCAATGTGACCGCTCATATCTAACCCTGTCATTAGCCTACCCCTTCATTTGGTTTCACTGTATCAATACTGTATGTGATTGATTGCCTCAACGCGCCCGTGTCTATCAACGGGTTGGCCGAACCTTTCTTCGCTATTGTACTCGCTGCGTTTGGTGGTGTCTTTAATTCTGTCATGTACTGTTGAGTCTTAGCGACCGCAACAACACCAATCTGATTTAACGCTCGTTCCAGGTTCTCACCTTTATCGATGGCGTTGGTGATGATCTTCAAATATTCAGCATCACCCGTTGCGACACCAACATCCAACCATGGTCGTGCGGGGATGGTCGATGTGCCGAAATGAAGAATCGCACCGAGTTGAGCGTTCGTGATGTCATCATCTTCATGGTTGCCCGCGCCTTCGTGGATACCAACAGTGACGAATTTACCCGTTGCGAACTCTTCCAACGCTCGTCGTATCTCGTCCTGAACTGCTTGTACGTTGCTGGTGGTTACTTTAATCATGTTTGTTCCTTTGTGTTCCGTCATGTTCCGAGGCGATGGAACAGACTTTCAGCTTACCAATCAAAGGGTTATGTGAGGTGTTCCAATGTTCCATTAAAATTGACCCTTACTGCCTATATATACACTGTATGTACTGTATCTATTTATTATTTTGTATGTAGAGAACGTAAAAATAAAGGAACAAAGGAACAAGTGTTATAAGTTATTGATATTGATAGTGAATACCTGTTCCGTTGTAATGGAACACTAACGGAACAACTGGAACAATGTGCTACACAGCCCTAGCACCCATACCGGCACGGCGTCTTAGGCGTAACCATTGTTGACCGAACGACGTACTCGCCAACCAGCTATCACCGACGGGAGCGTTACCCAACGAACCGTTATTGTTCGACACCGATTCGTCACCCACCGACTTACCCGACTGTGCCCACTTCGCACCACCTGATGTTGACGACGAACCGTTCGGATGCATTGTCGCTAGATAGTGGGCAGCATAGAGGAACATCCCACGCTGTTTAAAATTATGGCAATCGTCGAGATATGCGCCCCATCCTCGACCGCCGGTTTCGGCATCACCCTCACATAACGCAATGGTAACACTCGCATCATCCCATTCAGGGTCGGTAAATGCGGGATAACGGGTACGGAACGAAGCGATGATTTCTGGTGTGATTTCCATGGTATAGCCCTCTCGTCAATTATTTGGTCAGTATACTTAGTAATCGTTTGACACACCCGTCACTAACCGTTAGTATCAATACATGGTTTATCGAAGGAAGAACACCATGTATGATTTCGGGAGAGGGTTGGTGATTGGTATCGGGCTATCGTTCATTTGTTGGGCGTTAGTGTCACTGACCATTGAGCTGGTGGCGTGATATGAATGACGACCATAAAGTGTTGGTTGTATTCGTACTGTTGGTTCTGTCGTTCGGTTGGTTGATGTTTGACGAATACCTAGCGATGGTGATTGAAGTGTTTAAATGGAGTATTAGCGATGAATAAAGAACAAGCTGAATTACTGGGAGATGCTTGATACAATTAATAATTCACCTAGCAAATCTGAACTTCAAGAAATGGCGTTTTTATTGCGCAAAAATGGTTATCAGGTCATTAACAAAAGGAATAAACGAAAATGAACATGAAACATTTTGAATATGCACACTTACCACCGTTCCTTCAAGAAGTAAGTAAACCTATTGGTGATCTCGCAAAGCAAATGGACGACTCACTACCTGATGGACCTGAGAAATCAGCAGGTATGCGCAAGTTACTTGAAGCTAAAGATTGCTTAGTTCGTGCAAAGCTAGGTTAACCAACCCAACACACTAAGCCCACCTGACCATCACAGTCACGGTGGGCTTTTTCGTTACGCTCCCGCTTCAGACAACGCGATTGCTAGCGCTTGTTTCTTACTGGTCACTAACTCACCACTTGACGACTTGAGTGTCCCCGCTTCGAATTCCCGCATCACTTTCGCTATCTTCGCTTGGTCTGCATCGTTCATGATCACACCTTATGGTGTTATTACGCCTCTACAAGTTCCCACAGCACACTAGATCCTGTTATCACCTCACCACCCAAAACCGTAGCTGTTGGAGATACAAAATCTATTGCGCCGCCAACAGCAGCATATGCTCGGAACCTAAGGAATTCACCACTCAACCAATCGCTAACTGCACTAACAGATGTTTTGAATGTTTCTCCATTATTGGCAATTTCAATACTTCTTAGTGATTCCGAGTTTTGAACCCACACAACACCATCGGCACTTCTCTCCGACCACAAATTAACCTGAGTCGTACCACCGCCAGCTTTACTAGGTTGGAAGCTGATAGTGCCAATCATGGTGGTAATATCGCGCCCGGTTTCATTTTTAACTGCCCCATCCAATATATCAACCGCAAACCCTACCGTGTTTGGTGATAACGCTAGACCAGTAAGAAAGCTTGGAGCGTTAGGGTCAATACCTAGCGTAATAGTTGTTTCTGTCATTGCAGCGAAGTATGCTTTATCGATAATCTCTGGGTTTGAAGGGTCGGCGTTATTAACCATGCTGCCAGCGACGGTTATTACCCCAGAGTGCCAATCCTCCCAGCCTCCCGCTAGTTTAACCTTTCTCCATTGCTTGCCGCTTGCAGTATCAAATATAATACGCGTTCCATTTGAGCCATCGAAGTTAATCGACTTAGTCATAACACCGACTTCCGAAGTACCAGCTGGCATATCTTGAGCGCCGACAGTCCATTCTGTTACGTAATATTTACCGTAATCAACGTCGTTAACTGAGCCTGATGTGGTATCGAATATCCCACGGTCAGGCATTGTTGTTGTCGGGTCGGTGGGTGTTCCACCGCCGCCCGAACCTGGTGTATATAGTTTCCATCCCATGTTATGCCTCCCGCACGTTAACCGCGCCGCCTTGAGTTGATAGTGCCCATGCGCCCGTATCACCCGTATCGTTGATTGCTTCTTCGAACGGTGGGAGCGTTTTGAATCCGTACGCGCCAGTTGGTGCGGCGGTTGATGTGTGGAGTCGTGCGTGGGATGTGACGAGGTTTTGAACGATGATTTGTGTGCCTACTGCGATACCCGTCTCGGTATACAGATCGACCCATACGCCGCGTGGCAGCGTAACATTTGCTAATGTATCGGCCATTTCGATTACCTTTCGTTGAGTGTTTGCTTATTATCCGCTTTAAAATATAGCTCAACAATTGTGTAATCGCGTAAAAAAGCCCCGCACAATGGCGAGGCTGATGGTCGTTCGGGTGTTAGTGTTCGGTTAATCGTCAGGTTGAAGTGATACAAAATCTTCTCTATACGCATCTTCAATTTCTTTTTGTAAGTGTGGAAGTTCACTAGTGAATACTGGACGACCTAAGCGTTTTTCTATATCAGCATGTAAGTCACTGAAATTACATATTAGCCGCATGGTGTAACCAGAAATAATAATAGCTTGGTCTTTCGTCAAATTATCCATCGTTATTCGCTCCATTTGTTTAAGTGTTCTAACGATACACCCTAGTGACGAACACGTCAAGCTTATCGCGTAAAAAAGCCCCGCACAATGGCGAGGCTGGTGGTCGTTCGGGTGTTAGTGTTACGCTTCGAGTTCGTCGAGTGTAGCGATAATATCTTTCGCAGTCATCTTCGACGTGACGGTGATCCCCATCGCTTCGGCGGTTGCTTTCAATTCTTTCTTATCCATACCAGCATATGGTGAATCACTCGCTTCGTCACCGTCATCGTGTTCGATAGTGATACCTTCAGCGATGATGATGTCACGTGATTTCAATAACGCTTGAACGAACTTACTTTTGGCTAACTTCTCAGGTACATCCATAGGTGTACCAGCTGGCATTAAGTTAATCGGTTCAGCGTCTAATGAATTAAGTGTGATCAGACGTCGTGAGTTGTTTTGTAATAGCATGATGCTTTCCTTCTGTAGCCCGATGATGCCGCCGCCAAAGTCCTCGGGCTAAATAAACGATGACGACGGCGTTGATGGTCATTATACACATCACCCCTATTGACGACTAGTGTAGTTTTAGTTACATTAGGGGTATAGAGTTTAAATACACAGGCAATTGAATGAATGTTATATCTGGTAAAGAAGCGAAAGCAGCAGGATTGAAACATTACTTCACGGGTAAACCATGTAAAAACGGTCATATCTGTGAGCGAACAGTAGTCGATTGGAAATGTGTTCAATGTGGTAGGGATAAAGCTGTCAAATTCAGAAAGAATAATCCTGAACGTAAAAAAGAAATAGATCGTATGAGTTACGAAAAAAATAAAATTGACAGGTTAGAAAAAGCTAAAATATACCGTCGAGAAAATTCAACTCAAATTAAACAAAGTAAGTCTTCCCATTACACGAGGAATAAAGAATCAATATCGACTAAAGCGAAGGCGTATCGTGAAGAAAATAAAGACCAGATATCCGAGCAAAAAAAAGCATATCGCAAGCAGAACAAAGAGAAAGTGAAACTAGCTAGAAGAAAATATTATCTCGCAAACAAAGATAAGATGATCGAATCAAATAAACAATGGCGACGAGATAACCCAGAAGCCTACCGTGAATATTTCAATAACCGTCGTAGAACTGACCTTGATTTCAAATGTGCTCAACAATGCCGTGGGATGTTACAAAGAATATTAAGAATGACCGATATGGAAAAGACATCCGACACCGTGTCGATGTTGGGTTACAACGCAAAACAATTACGGGTGCACATCGAATCACAGTTCACGGAGGGTATGTCGTGGGAGAATCATGGTAAGTGGCACATTGACCATATCGTACCAGCATCATTGATGATCAGATACGGTGTAAGAGAGCCTGAGTTGGTTAACGCTTTGGAAAACCTACAACCTCTTTGGGCTAAAGATAATCTGAAAAAAGGGAACAGATTTGTTGGGTAATAAAAAGGCGACCCATCAAGGTCGCCTAGTTCGTATCAATTAACTGTTACAGGAAGTCACGATATGCCGCACTCAACGGGTAACGCCACTCTGTCCCACCCAGCTTGAATTCAGCAGGAACCTTGATGCGAAGACCATCAGGTTGTGGAGCAAGTGAACGCCATGGTAATGGCATACGCATCGTTAAATTTTCATCATTTAATTCGTATGCTAACATTCGATTAGCATTAGCTGTACCGGCTGTCTTCAATTCGAAGTTCTGACGAACGGTTAACTCATCACCAGTAAGGTCGGTAAACAAGTTATTCTGTTTGAAGAAATTCAGAATCGTTGTATCCGTACCACTATCCATACGACGACTACTGATGATAGCCCACTGATTAGACGGTAAGATCAGAACGTTCGGTACGTGGACTTCTGTTGATGTCTGCCAAACCTTAATCAATAGACCATTCATATCGTCAACGATTTGTTGACCTGTTGCTGTTGTCCAATCGACCAATGATGTATCGAGTGGTACGTTAGCGTTATTGAATAGACCTGTGATATTACGAGAAGCATCACCAAAGAACGCGGTACGTTGCGCAAGTTCTTGAAATCCTCGATAAGACATACGACCCTTAGTAACATCAACAGGGATACGTAGCGCCTGTGATTTACGTAGTTCGTCAAGTGAGTAACTGAACGCGTTACCACCGTAGAACACAGGGATAGTCGACTTAGACGCTGTAAGATCTGATTCTGGTAGGTCTTTAGCGTTCGAACCAAGGAATTTAGCCACAGTAACCGCATCATATGAGATGTACGTTACTTCGTCGACCCACTCAGGATCCGACGTATCGACCGGAATGAAATCTTGGAATACGATATTGCGGTATTTGGCTTCGTAAATTTTCGCTTCGACATTCGACAGTTGGGATACGAAGAAACCCAAACCATCATCGGTTGTAGCGATACGGTGGTCAGCATCATATTGATACGACAGACCAGTTTTCGCATCATTGACAGTAACTAAATGCATGATTAACCCCCGATGTTTTGTGAGATTAGAACAAGTTGACCAGCTGCACCGCCAGTCAGGAATTTAACGCCGGGTAGTAACACGCCTAACGTAGCACCCGAACCAACGATACCAGAGAAGTCACCAGGATTTGTTGCGCCAACACGAAGATAAACAGGAGCATCTTTCACCACCGTATCGAGTACCTTAACGTATACAGCACCGAATGGTACGACAGTCATGTCTTGACCTGGTACACCACCAGCGACGTTGCCGTCTTGTTGTGCACGGTTCAGTTCGTACATTACAACACCGTTGTATTCTGCTGCTGTTGAAGCGGCTGTCGGTAGTTTCGAACCATCTTCGCCGTCTGTTACAACACCTTTACCATACGGGATAACTGCCGTGCCTTTGTTCAGACGAGACACACCATTCCAAGGTTGCAAGGTGAAGACCATACCAGCGTATGCAACGTTGTGGTCAATTGAATAAGTTGTTTGGACAGTCATTATGCGTCCTCCCCTGCTGTCTTCTTCCAAGCGTCAGTGAAGCGAGACTCGGCTTTGGTTTTAATGGTGGTCACTTTGTCAGCATTAGCGGCCGCGTCTTTGGACAATTGACGATACGAGTCTTCACCCTTCATCATTTCTTCGTCTTCATTTTCCATTTCTTCGTCTTCTTCTTCCTTCTCCATTTCCTGGTCGAAGGCAGCTTGAACGTAAATATCAGACTTATCAGCCCAATCTGTTTTAGGGCGTTTGGTCTTGAGTGCCGCACGTTGGTTATCTACAACCACGATAGAATCACATGAGAATGACTTACCAGCGATTTTGGCACACGCCGCTTTCACTGTGGTAAGAGTAGCCAAACGTTTCGCAATGGCTGAATCGGACGACGCTTTGGTTGCTTTCGCCAGGTCTTCTTTCAGACCATCGTTCGCAGCGGTTAACTGCTCAACCTTCGTTTCTGCGTCGGTGGCACGATTTGTCAATCGGTCGAACGACTCGGCGACCACAGCTGCATTCGCAGTGTCGGACACGTCGACTGAACGACCCGAGTCTAGGGTAATCATTACAGGCATTTCGTGCCCTCCTATGGGGTTACTATCAGATAATCTAGCTTGCGCACCTGCTCTCGCAGATTCGCAAATAGCTATATGGTTTATTCGTATATCTGTCTGAATGAAATCATATGGGTCACCAGGTAATGCGTCTTTATAGACCGACGAATAACCACAGCTTAATTGTACTTTACCGGATTCGATTGCTTCAATTGCTTTCTTATCCTTGACGATAACATCGCATCGTACGAAGTCACCATCTTGAACACCTATACCACGGACGTGACCAACAGATGTCGATTTGAATGTTTCGGAATCTACGAAAGTATCAGGGTGGTCGATCGTCACATCCACATCGGCGAAGGTATCTAATGATTCAGGACTAAACACTTCTTCAGGTGGACGGAATACTTTGACTATTCGATTCGGGTCACCATCCAACCCTAGTTCGCGAGCTAGATAGTCCTGAACGCCAGTTCGTGCCACTCTACCTGGTAACTTGAGAAACCCATTGTCTAGGTACTCCCGTTCCGTGGTGGCATAACTCACTCTGTCGTTAATGGTGATTTTCATATCAGAACCGCCGTTGATTTGTTAGCGTCAGTATAACTAACGTATCAACCTCTTGCAAACAGTGATTAACCGAAGCATTTGTTACTTTTCTTCAAGTTATCTTCCGCCCATAGTGGTTGCAAGTTATCCAGTGCGTTGACAAGATTAGGTTCAGTCACCCCGTACTCAAACATTAATGAAACCGGAACGATGTGATCGATATGCCATTCACCATAATTGTCCCACGACATCCCCTCTGTGAACAGTGATGACATGTGATCCATCAATTGGTCTCGGTCATAACCCAACATTTCATAGCTCCCACCGTGTTTCTCTCGTTTACCTTTACGTAACACCCTCTTCAACATATTCCTAGCTGACACGGCAGCCTTGTATTCTGGTGATTCATTGTATCGTTCACGTTGTCTCTCTACGCCTAGCGAAATCAGGTGGGAGCGATTGGCTAGGTAATACTGATTCTTTTTAGCTTGTCGATCGGGTTTTGTAGCATTCAATATTGAGCATTCACAACATTGACGGTTAGCAGTGGAGCGTTCCGATCTGTGACCGTTTTTACACACCATGCCTTCATAGTATCTAGACAGTTTAAACTCCATAGCTTCGTCGTGCGAAACGTATGATGTCCCAGCAATCGATTTATCCAATCGTTTGGTGATATTCTTTTCGATGAGATTGAACCAACCACCATTATTAATCTTCCTCATTCTGCGACGACGCTTATAATCATCACTCTTACAGTAATTACTATTC